CAGCTGCTAAAACTTACATCACTAGGTTGAGTTTGCGGCGGAGCAGGAGCGGCAGGCGCGGTTTGCTGTGTTGCTGATTTTTCTGTATTGCCAGAGCAAGTAGTTGAGGACCATAAACCTTTACTCTCCTCTCTTGCTAGTCGCTGAGCTTCGCGGAATTGCGCCTGCCATTTGTGAGGATTAGAATTATACGTGTATTCATGACCGTAGCCTTCGCGAATCATTGTATAAGCTACGTTCGTGCCATCTTCGAGATAAATATAGAATAAATCTCGTCCGTATTTGTCTTTGCTGCTTTGAGTAGGATCTGCAACTAAGTAAACCGTTTTACCAGCGACTAAATCATTCATTTTTTGAGATGCTTCTCTGCCGAAACACTGAACAGGCTTGCGTGGATGCTTCGTTTCAGGTGTATCAAGCCCGACAAGACGAATTTTGGAGTGGTTCGACGTACGAATCGTATCGCCATCTATGACCTCTGTTACAGTATCTTTTTCACCTTGCTGAAAATTCGCGTCTTGAGCTAATGCTGGATTAAATTTTGGAGCTTCTGGTTGTTTTTCTGGTTGTTTTTGTTGCGGCTGTTCGTTTTTAGTGGACTGAGTGTTGGCGGATTGCTTTTCTGTTTCGCGAATCTGAGCCAGCATAGGGCTTCCTATGCTGAATAAAGCAACGACGATACAGAAAGCTATAATACGAGAGATTTTGGATATTTTCTTCCACTTAAAAATGGTAATTCCGAGTAATATGATACTAGCGAGCATTAACGTCGTAGCTACTGCCTCTTTTAGTCCGCTCAGCATCCAACATAGAAATATAAGGATCGTTGCGACAATGAACCATGTAGGTGCCAGTTTTCTCCAGTCTGGTCTATTATCGTTTGTGTTTTTATTGATAGGTTCCAGTGATTTCATATTATGAATTATAGAAGAAGTTCGGTATAATACAAGTAATAAGTTGCGATCGCTTCGGTCGCAATTTTTCTTTTGCCACAAAGTGGTCGCTTTTAATTAAGGAGGCTACTCATGCGAGACACGAAAACTATTCAATTGCCAAGCGGCGGCGGTCGATATACAATACGTTTGGATGGTTTTTCTCAAAATAAAACATACGTCCACCACAGCAAGCATCAAGTATGGTTGTCGGGGTAGTTTTTATTTCTCCTCCAAGAGTTCAGGATTTTCGTGAATATTACCTATCACTTCGCAAGTCTTTTCTGGATTGAACTCATTTAGAAATAACCACATAACCGGCTTTCCTCTTTCATAAACTTCAAACATAAATGCCGCGTGGTCTTCTTTATATGTAATTTTTCCTCGACATTCAGACTTATTACTGCCTAATGACTTCTGAATGATGATATCGCCCTCGTAAACACCTACACCGTTTTTATCTTTTAGTCCAGTGAATTGCTCGACAACATTACCTTCATCAAGTGACCAAATTGGTGGTGATTGGACAGTCATAACTTCACCGACCAAGGCAAATCCATAATATGGCAGAGCGTCCTTATTGCTTGAGGCAAGCCATTCATTTTTAGCTCCGTCCCAGATTCTGAATTTGATATCACGCATTGTCCAGCCCCCCGATAAAGAAATCTTTTTTGCCTAGAGGCTTTGCTCTATAAAGTTTGCCTCCTCTGACTTTAACGTCTCGAGAGTCCATCACCATGTATTCAGTACCATAACCTGGATTCTTTATACAATCACACCAAATAACCATCTCTACTTCATAACCGTCAATAATTGAACTATAGGCTTCGTCGTAATACTTATTAAAAAGCTCAGTTGCTTCTGGTAGCGTAACTAGCTCAGTAGACTCAACTAATGGATATTCTTCTTTGTTATTATAATATTGGAACTTATAGTCCTTCTTCATTTAATGTCCTTTCCTACACATACCTTCCGTCGTTATAGGTTTTACCCCTATCTAGATATGCCACTATCCTCCTAGTAACCTCTTCTAATGTATATTCTACTTTCAACCGCAGAACTGGTACTGGCAACCTGTAAGGTTGACGACGCGGCACGCTAGGCGGGATCATTGCTTATAACCGTCCCTATGCCCCGAACACGTTACCAGTTTGACTATATAAGGTGATGATTTGCCGAGAGGCTTCAATCCTTCACACGTTAGCAATAATGCTACTGTAGCGTCGTTTCAGTACTCGTATAGTCACATCTTTCACTGCTCAAGTTGCAATGTCAGCAGTTACTTTTCTAGCTCTAATTACGGAACTTCGCGAGCTGCAACGCAAGGCTTAGTTTCAGGCTTTCGAGCCACTTATATAGCCAGTTGATAGCACCAGATTGAGCCGATTTCCACCTGCACTCAATTCTATAGGCAAATGAAAAGCCTAGACACTGATGCTACCAGTTGAACAGACGATACACGTTGCACTGCGATTATAGGAGCCGACTCACAACGTTTCACGGTTTTTCGGTCGAACACTATGTCTAGCTAGAATATAGTGCACCAGAATGGAAGTTGTGCATATCATCTGTCCAGTTCTACGGTTGATGTCAATGTTCTAAACCATTTTTCCCAAGTGGGGAAATTGGTTTCAACTGGGTACGATTTGTACCCGATTACTTACGCTTACTTATACGACCGCCTTTTTTACCTGCACACTTCTTTACAAAGTGAGGACCGTCAATTAAGTCGCAGTCGCATTCAATATCTTGTGCAAATCCCTTGTAGCTTCCGTGACTTGCAAATGTAGCAGAGCCGCCCTTTCGTCCAATTTCTGCATAGAAGTTAGGGTTGCCCGCTAGGTTTTTCTGAGCGGCTTTAAGTCCGCCTTGCCTATTGCCAGCCATTATTCTTCCTCCTTACCCCCGTAGGGTACATTTAGCTTTCATTTGTGTCTGACGGGTCTCTCCACTCGTCTAAATCTATATCTTCACCATCCACTGCTATCTCACAGTCTAGGATAGATAAGTCCTTGTGTTGCTCTGGTGCGCCATTCTGATATGCCCAGTACATAGTGTCATCAGCGACTTCGTAAGCCTCGTCTTGATTATTAGCTTTCACTGATAAACAACAATCTAAAGTTATTTTTACTGGAATACTAAATTCTTTCATTATTCTTCCTCCTTTATTCCAAAATAAATCTTCCAATCTCGCTCATTTTCTTTGATGGATTTTTCAGCTTCCTCTACGGTCTCGTAACGTACAATTTCTCCGTAGTCATAACAATAAACATTATGTGTTTCGAGCTTCTTTTCTTCTGGGTTGTAAAAAATGACATAGCCACCGTTTCCATTTTCAAAGTCTGGCTTAAACGTTGAAGTTCGGCGTAGTCTGGCTTTGGCTAGTTCACGGTCGCGGACTCTTATACAATCTTCTTCGGTGCGATAGGTTCTACCCATTTCATAGCGTGCGGTATCCCAATAGCTGCCAGTACAAACATTATGGCTAATTCCTCCGTCTGAATAGAAAGACCAATATTCCTCACCTATTACGGGCTTCCAGTGGATACTATCTGTAATTTCCTCGAACCATTCGTCAAAGTTATTGAGAAAATAATTATACCGGATACCAAAGCAAGTCTCGTCTTCGCCGTCTGCTTCTCGCTTCCTAATCTTCAGATAGTCATAATCCGATAGACCGTCTTCGCTCTTATGGGTTACTCTTTCAAACACCTCACCCGCTTTCGCAAAGGGCAGGTCTTTAAGTAGTTTATATTTCACTTATTTACTCCTTAGCTAGCTTAGGTCGCTCGCCTTCAATTCGACTGTCTAAGATTTGATTGATTCGATTGACTAGATGTTCGATGTCGCTATATTCAGCTAGTGCGTCATCCTTCATTTCTAGTAAGTCGATAGTACTCATCTCATCTAGTGATTGATAATCGTCTTCGTAATAAGGTTGTATTACTTCTTTTTCCATTTCTTTTCCTCCTTTTTCCATATATCATCCTTCCTGAACTCTTTTAGCCATTCTTTGTCTTGTTTAGCTATTTCGTGTTCTGAAATTGCCACGAAAATTAGCAAGAACATGACAATTATTATCCAAATTAAAATAAACATTTATTGTCCTTTGTTTTTTAAGTCTTTAATTAAGATTTCTAACTCTCCATCCGTCCATTTGTAAGGCTTTTTCATACTTTCCAACAGGTCAACGATATCTTCGCCATAAGTTTTAAGCATAAATCTTGTGTAGCCTATAATGTTTCCTTCATCGAATCGATTACACGATCGACATTGAGCGTGAACGTTTCGTTCATCGTATCTTAGAGCCATCCATCTTCTATTTATGAAGTGTCCAGCGTCAGCCTGTTCAAATGGCTTTCTCTGACCACATGAACAACAAATAAAGAATCCGTCTTCAGAATCTCTCAACCGTATATATTTTGAGAAAACTCTATCAGCTTTTTGAATTAGTTTTCGACTTGCCACGCTATTCTCCTAAACGCCAAACTCTTACGAATCTGCCATTCATAATCGGTCGTTCACTTTTTCTCCAGCCGACAGGTACAAAATCATCACATCTGAATATGTTGCCAGTTGTGTTCCTGTGGATGTATTCAGGGCGAGGACACTCTTTTAAGACATCTTCAATCGTGATGAGCGATTTATCCTCTAATAGTTTTCTCGCTGTTACACGAGCGTTTTCTAGCCACGCCTCCCGCTCTTTTTTGAACAAATCTTTGACGGTTACCATATTAGCTTGTCCTCTGTGATAAAACCGTCTAAAGTTGTTATTTTACGGATAGTACCGCCAGATTTTTTTCTAAAATCTCTAGCCTCTTTCCTTGTCGTAAAGTTTCTGCTTAAAGTTTCGTTTTTGACGATGTACGTTGTGCAGTTGTTTACGTCTCTTAATCTCTGTGAAGTCATTCTCTTCCCCCCGATTCAATCTTCGTGAGATTACTAAATTGTTATCTATAAACGTCCACTTAAACTTCCTCATAAAACTGATGTCTGGGTCTACAATCCGTATCGTAAACCCATTGTCAGTTTCGAGAAGGTAGACTTTTTTTCTTCTCGTCATTTAACCTCCTAAAAAGGTATTTCGCTCAGATCGACAGGCTCGCTAAGGTCAATGTCTTCAGCAATATTTTCAGATTTACTCTTCAGCTTTGGCTCATATCCCCAGATATTTCGCTCATATCGATATTTCTCGTCACCGTTATTATCTATATACGTCTCTTCTGTTTTTTGGATTGTGTACCAACAAGATTTTCCTGGCAACTTCTGGATTAGTTGAGACATTTCATATAGGCTCTTCATAGATTTGAAAAAGTCACGAATCTTCTGTTTCTGCTCATCATCTTTTGCATTATGTACAAAAATCTTACGGATTTTATCAACAGAAAAAGGTGTTGCCGCACCAGTGAACCACAATCGTGCATCGCCTTGTTCGCCGTTTGTACCTTGAACCTTTACATTCAGAAATACTTTATCATTTGCATTTTTTTCAAAAGTAGCTTCGGTGATTGTTACAGCGTAAACACCCTCAGTAAAATATGTCGACTCTTTCAAATCTTCCTCACTTAATTTCATATTCTTCAATTCTTCGTCCGTCATACCCCTTATCCTTTCCTTAGAACATTAATTTTTGGACTTCTCTTTCAACTAATCCAAGAGTGGCGTTTTGCACTCTGCCAGTTAGCTCGATTTTTTCTCGATAATCTTCTCGCTTTAATTCAAATATTTGTAACTCTAAATCTGGATTCGTGAACACGTCCGAATAAATACAGAAGTAGAGTTTTTGTAGATTTTCATTTACTAAGAAGTACTGAATAATCTGGGCTTCATAGTCAAGTGGCGGATGTTTTTCATAGTAAGCTTTGACTACTTTCCAACTATCCAAGCATTTGATTTCTACAGCCTCTGAGACTTTTCCTGTATCGTCTACAATTTCGCCGTCTGGTGAGCAAATCATATATTCGTTTTCTTCAGATTGCCAAACTCGACCAGGGATAATCTGCTTGCCAAGTTTTTCAGAAATCAGCTCCCTAGCTTCATCTTCTAGGATTTGACCTCTCAGCATAGCCGAATAAGTAGCGCCTTCTGGTATTCTATCTGCGTAGTCATTCGGATTAATTGGTTTGGCTATTCGCTGAGCAATTAGCTTATAGATTGAATCATTTATTTGAACATTCGCATAAAGTTCATTTAGTTCATCTTCTGTAAGCATTGCTCGGATATTATCCATTGTCAGATTTTTCGGAAACTCATAGCCTTTACTTTCAGCGAATTCAACCAGCTCGGTTTTTGGTATATATCGAACCGATGAATAATCTTTTGCTGATGAACCTGAAATCCTGCCTTCGTGAAAATCCAACCATTCTTGACTTCTTTGTTCAAGGTCTAGGATTTTCATTCATTACCTCCTAGCTTTGTCTTTATCTCGTCTTTAACTCCAACAAGCTCACGTGATAGTTTTGGATTAGCTTTGAGAATCTCAATATACTTCTCTTTCAATTCACCTAAAGTCTTACAAGCTCGTAAGGCTTTTTCAGCGTTAGCTAAATCGGCAGACTCTTTGTCGGTTCTTTCTTTGAGCTTGCGTTCAAGGTTACCGTCGTCATCAGTATCGACAAGTAAATCAAGCATTGCTATGTATGAATATCTCTTCATATAAGTAATACCTGAGCCTTGTGTCTGCGGATTATTAGGCGCACTTTCAACTGGTGCAACATCTTCAAGCATCTCGCCACTTTTAAGATGAATAAGCTTCGTCCTAATAGCAGTTTTAGTATCGATATGACTGACTGTCTGTTTAATCATTAATCCACATTTTTCTAGATCTTCTCGCGTTTTGCTAACTACATCATTGTAATCTGCGTACTTGCTTTTGAAGTATGGGTTTTCTTTTGAGGCTTTTACGAGTGGTGTTATTTTCCAAAACTCTTGTAAGGCTTTGTATAATTCACTCATCTACACCTCCTTTCTATAAAAATCTTAAATATTTTCCATTTGTAAACACTGACCAAGCTTTATAACCTTGCGATTTCCACACGTGATAAGCACAGTCAATGTTTACTTCTGGGTTGTGCGAATCGCAATTTTCTCGACCAGGTAAAATCCTTACCTGGAATAGAGAAACTGAATAACCATATGTTCTTCCGTTTTGTGTAAATGCCAGGCTTGTATCGCCTGTTGCGCTTTCATTACACGAACTTTCAGCTTGCATAATAGCCTTCATTATTCGCACGTCCCAATCGTATTTTTCAAGTAAAGGTTGAAACCTGTCGCAGCCGCCTACACGCACTGCCTCCACAGCAGGTTTTTGAGGTGCAGGCGAGGCTTCAACCCTTGCGGCTGTTTGTGGTGGCGACGGTTGCCGCTTTTCCGTCGCTACTGTTTTGACACTTCAACTTTGACATTCTTGACGATTGTCGCCGCTTCAGTTTTGACTTGTTCAGTTTGGTTCTTTTGATATTGCATTCCGCCGATAAACGCGATAATTCCTGTAATTAAAATCGTAATGATGATAGTTTTTATAGTCTCAATATTAAATTTTTTCATTTTGTTCTCCTTGTTTTGTTTTTTATTCTCTTTATTTTCTTTTAAGCTAGACATTGTACTAACTCCTCTCTAGCGCAGATATTTACAACTTCGTCCTCAATTCCATCACAATCTGGATTTGGACAATAAAACTCAGGTTCGCCCTGACAGCCACACCATTCTGCTTCTTTACCAGAACAGCAAGGCTGAATTACTTCTAGGTTATCGTGGTTGCAATACCACTCGTTATCAAAGAAATCAAAGCGATAACTTGCTCTAATTTGCTTTACGTTAATTTTCATATTTACTCTCAATCTGCCATTTGATATAATGGCTTTGTAGCCGCTCTTTCGAGCGGTTTTTGCTTTATACTGCCCACTTTTCAGCGCAGGTGTGGGAGACCTGTAGTGAGCAGCGCTGAGCGTTCGATAAAATAAACAAGAACTACAAAGTTGTAATAAACTTAACCCTCGAACGCCAGCTGAATTAAAAATGTGCTAGCGGCTATCAAACCGCTCGACGCTACTCACTAGACCAAATTGTTAAAATACTAACTTCTACACGTGTTACGCCTGAACCTGAGCAATCTGTCACGCTTGTATAATTTTCGTCGTACGCTCTTTTACGGTGTCGCTTACGTAATCGTAATAGTACAGTTTGTTAATTCTGCACGAGATTATCAGATACGCGTTTGATAACCTCGTGGAAATTAAAAAACACCACTTTCGTGATGTAGATAAAAAAAGAACCGCCATAAAGGCGGTGGTTTACAAAACCGTTGCTCTAGCCAACTGAGCTAAAGCGGCAACTGAATTTATTTTAT